AGATTCTGACTATATAGAAAAAACTCCTGTATCTGATACGGGATCAGGTTCCATGGATAACAGTCCAGCAAAAGCAGTTCCAGTAGGCGGTGATTACATGGCTAAAGAAGGTATAGCGGAAGGCAAAGAAAATTACAATAACGAATTAAACCAAAAAGGATTTCACTTTGAACAAGAAATTGACGGAGTTACATATAGAGTATCTAATGTTAAAGGCGGCTCGGATAATATTAAAATACACGCACTAGATGCAAAAGGAAAAGTAATTGGTAGTGCATCTTTTTGGCGACATCAATATCAAGACGGATTGGAAAGTCTAAGTACTAGTGTAGACCCTGCTTGGCAAGGAAAAGGTATAGCCACAAACATGTATGCGGTCATGCGTATGTTAGGAGTTAATATACATCCTGCCAGTATGCAGAGTGACGATGGCAAAAAGATGTGGGACAAGTGGCGCAAGCAAGGTGATGCAAAATATATAAAAAGTATGAATGCTAAAATGTCAGAAGGTGACAGCGGTGCCAAATACAAAGTAAGAAGTATTGGGCAGGATAAGAAAGGTGAGTACTATGTTAGTCCAAGCACTGGTGAAAAAGTTTATAAAAAAGCCAAGGTAGGTGATCACGAAGTTCCGGGCAGTAAAGAAATTAAACCTAAAGTAGAAGGTATACATAGTCCAGCACAAAGAGCCGCCATTGCAATAGCTAAAAAAGAGAAACAGACAGATGAAGATCAACGATTAGATCCGCATTGCTGGAAAGGATATCGTAAAGCTGGTACTAAGATGAAAGGCGGTACTAGAGTTAATAACTGTGTTAAAGTCAGTGAAGATGTTGAAGATCTAATGGCCGGTTATATTAAATTATTAGAGAACAAATAATGAATAGTTGGCCTCAACGTAGATTAACAGCCGCTGACTTTTTACCTAAAGAATCAGACGATTGTTATCTATCCCCAGACGACCCAGCATGGGAACATACAGGAATACCTAAATTAGTGACACCACAGGTATTAATAAATAACAATAACGGGTCAGAAAAGGCCAGAATTATGAGAGAACAAAATATTAAACCCGGAACAGAAGCGTGGTTTAAGTTATGGTTTGATAGGAAATAAAATGGAAGAATTGCAGAAAGCCGCTAAAATAGGATTTGCCAGTGAATTTAGTTTTTATCTAAAAGCACATAACTTCCATTGGAATGTTGAAGGATCCGATTTTTTAGAATATCATGATCTATTTGGAAAAATTTATGAAGAAGTATATGGAAGTATAGACGACTTTGCTGAAAAAATTCGTGCCCTTGGTGCTTATGTTCCTGCTAGTTTTAGTGCATTTAGTATGCTTAGTCAAATACCAGATGAAAATCAGTTATTAATAAAAGAACAAATGGTGGGTGAACTATTACAAGATAATGAAAAATTAATCAAGGTATTGAAATTAGTATATGATCTAGCAGAACGATCGGGTGAACATGGATTCTCAAATTTTTTAGCAGAACGTATGGATGCGCATCGTAAACATAGTTGGATGTTGCGTTCCAGCTTAAAAGGGTAATTATGAGAGCAAGAGAATTTATTAGAGAAGGAAAAAGAGCTCTCGTTCCTAAACACTTAGATCAAGCTAGCCAAGGCAGCATAATCGCTAGAGATATTGGCGGATATGATCGTACATACCATATGAATCGCTTGCTTATGGCTGCGGCTATGGCTGACGGTTCAAGTAAGAAAGCTGTAGACATGGATTCCGCTAGCTTTGTTGAAAAGTATAATGTTATTTTTCCATATTCTGATTTAGAACACATGATGATTTTACAGGCAATGGCCACTGTTCCTACAGACAGTCATGAATTAACTAAGCGTAGTAAGAGTAAAGAGCCAGATGATACATATACTGTAAGCCCTGTGAGCAACTGGAATACGCCTAAAAAGAAGAAAACAAAATGAAAATAAAAGAAATATTAGAATCAGCATCAGTTGGTGCAACAGGATCGGGAGCCGTTGCTAGTGTTTCAAATCCCCCAGTATCAAAAAAAGCAAAGCAACTAGGCCTTCCTACCAAACAAGGTAGTTTATTTGGTACAGTACAGAAAAGAAGTAAGCCATGATCAACGAACATAAAAAAGGCGTCAAGGCCATTAAATATAATGCAAAGCCAAGAAATTTTGTTGCTAAAAATGCAGGCTCTACAACCAGTGGCGCTGGCGCACACAAGGATAAGAAAAAAGCTATGAAACAAGGTGAAATTAAACATAAGGCCAAGGAACTGGCAGAAAGCGTTCCGTACGATCAGAAACTTAATTTCTTACTAAAGGCCGCTGTTATAAAAGATAAAATTAGAGAATCTGTAACTACAGAAGGTGCAAAAGTTGATCGTCAAGCCAAGCATATTACTGCCAGCATGATGAAGAAAGGTAAAAGCAGAGATGAAGCAGAAGCCATTGCATGGGCACATATCAAACATCCAAAGAAAAAGAAAGTTAAAGAAGAGAATGCAGAGTACGATGACGAAGCAGGGATGGCTCGTAACAGTTTAAAAACTATGCACAGGGCTATTATAGGATTAACCAAAACAATTGACCAAGGCGACAATCTCCCAGAATGGTGCCAAGAGAAACTAAGCCTAGCTGAAGATTACTTAGTTACAGTTTGGGACTACTTACAAAGCGAGCAAGGTGTGGCGGAAGCTGGCTACGGTCGTAATAGGGGTTATACACAAGGATTTGCAAGCCCTAACGCACCAAGTTTAGGCGGCAATAAGTATGACAGTGATGGCAATCAATTAGGTGGTGGTCATGACGAATATCATGTTCCAGATCCTGTTGACAATGCTACTTGGTTTATTCGTATAAATGGCAAGTTGCTTAAAGACCGCGATGGTTCACCATATCATTACCGCAATAAAGAAGCTGCCGCTAAAGCCGCACGAACAATGATGGCAAAGCCGTTTAATGCTGGCAAGAAATTTACACTGACTACTAGCCATTCTGATGCATAAAAATTAATAATTTAAAAAAGACTTGACATTCTCCTTATAGGCATATATACTATATCTATAAGGAGTTTTTTATGAGTAAAGCATTTGGCGCACCAGAACAAGTTAAAATCAAACAAATCGTTGCAGAAGGTATTACCGTCTTACAAGAAATCCAAGACCTCACCGAAGGTCTTAACGATACAATTAAAGCAGTAGCAGAAGAATTAGAAGTTAAACCGAGTGTGATTAAAAAAGCAATCAAGATTGCACAAAAAGATACATGGGATCAAGTATTCCGCGAATTTGATGATTTAGAAACCATTGTTGATATTTCAGGCCATGCTAATCGTCGTCAAGAATAATGCTAGACATTTTCAAACCCACAGCACAGTGGATATTAGATGATTTTCGTAGCAACCCTTTCCGCTTTTGTATCGAGCTTACTGCTTGGTCTATTAGTATTGGCTGTAGTATCACGATGGCTATCACAGTCCCCTCGCCGCCTCTTATGGTTCTTTACCCTATTTGGATTACTGGTTGTATTATGTACGCTTGGGCTAGTTGGACTCGTAAATCATTTGGTATGTTGGCTAACTACATCTTGTTAGTAAGTATCGATACTGTTGGTCTGATTAGGATGATAAGTTAAATATATATGTAATGGTAGGTCAGCCATAAATGATCATAGAAAAGGCAAGCCGGCCATAATCGGTAGGAGAAGAATATGAGTTATGTCGATGCCATTTGGGATCGTGAAAACGATGTTGTTAGAGTTGTAGAACGTGATCCTAAAAAGGGACGGATCTATCAAGAATTCCCTGCAAGATATTTGTTTTACTATCAAGATAGTCGTGGCAAATATCGTTCAATTTTTGGCGAAAGCCTGTCTAAAATCAGTTGCAAAAACTGGAAAGAATATCAAAAAGAAATACGAATACATAGTAATAGTCGATTATATGAATCCGACATTAAACCTGTATTTCGCTGTTTAGAAGAAAATTATTTAGGTAAAGACGCACCTAAATTAAATATTGCATTTTTTGATATTGAGGTAGATTTTGATCCAGAACGTGGCTATGCTAGTCCGGACGATGCGTTTATGCCTATTACTGCAATTACAGTATGTCTTCAATGGCTAGATAGTTTGGTTACCTTTGCATTACCTCCAAAAGGAATGTCTATGGAAGATGCCATAGAAGCCGTAAAAGAGTTTCCAAATACATTTTTGTTTACTTCGGAAGCAGAAATGCTTGATACATTTTTAAATATCATAGAAGATGCAGATGTATTGAGCGGGTGGAATAGTGAAGGATTTGATATACCGTATACTGTTAACCGTATAACTAAAGTTCTTAGTAAAGAAGATACTCGTAGATTCTGTTTATGGAATCAAATGCCTAAAAAACGAGAATATGAAAAATATGGTAAGGACGCCATTACTTATGATCTTATAGGCCGTGTACATTTAGATAGTTTAGAATTATATAGAAAATATACATATGAAGAACGACATAGCTATAGACTAGATGCCATTGCTGAATACGAACTTGGTGAAACAAAAACACAATACGAAGGTACACTTGATCAATTATATAACAATGATTTTAAAAAATTCATAGAATATAACAGACAAGATACTGCATTGTTAGATAAACTAGATCGTAAATTAAAATTTATTGATCTTGCTAATACTATTGCACATGAAAATACTGTATTATTACAAACTACACTAGGTGCAGTAGCAGTTACTGAACAGGCTATTATCAATGAAGCCCATCATAGAGGTATGATTGTTCCTAGTCGAACAAATAGAGATGATATTGCCGATACACAGGCTGCAGGTGCATATGTTGCTTATCCTAAAAAAGGATTACATGATTGGATTGGCTCAATGGACATTAACAGTCTATATCCATCAGTTATTCGTGCATTGAATATGGGCCCAGAGACTATTAAAGGTCAACTGCGTCAAACATATACCAAAGCAGAAATTGAATCTAAGATGGCTAAAGGAGCAACCTTTGCGGCTGCCTGGGAAGGTAAGTTTTCTAGTAACGAATATGAATTTGTTATGAGCAAAGATAAATCAAATGATATTATTGTCGATTGGGAAAATAATAGTTCTGATGTTCTTAGTGGTGCTCAAATTTATGAAATGATTTTTGAATCAAATCAATCATGGGTATTAAGTGCAAACGGTACAATCTTTACATATGAATTCGAAGGAGTTATTCCGGGACTACTTAAAAGATGGTATGCTGAACGTAAAGATATGCAGAAGAAATTAAAAGACGCAATTGTTGCAGAGAATAAAATTGAAGAAGAATATTGGGACAAACGACAACTAGTTAAAAAAATTAACCTAAATAGTTTGTATGGTGCTATTCTTAATGCTGGTTGTAGATTCTTTGACAATCGTATTGGGCAATCAACTACACTTACAGGAAGAAGTATTGCTCGACATATGGCATCAAAAATAAACGAAGTCATAACTGGAGAATATAATCACATCGGAAAAAGTATCATTTACGGAGATACTGATAGTGCTTACTTTAGTGCATATACAAGTTTACGTAAAGAGATTGAAAAGAAAGAAATACCTTGGGATAAAAATAGCGTTATACAAATTTATGATTCTATTTCATTAGAAGTAAATTCAACATTTCCCCAATTTATGCTAGATGCGTTTCATTGTCCAAAAAGCCGTGGAGAAGTTATTAAGGCAGGCCGTGAAATCGTTGCATCAAAAGGGTTATTCATTACTAAGAAAAGATATGCTGTATTGTATTATGATAAAGAAGGCAAACGTAGTGATGTAGATGGCAAGCCGGGTAAGATCAAAGCTATGGGCTTAGATTTGAAGCGTAGTGATACTCCGGAATTTATGCAGAAATTCTTAGAAGAAGTTCTTACTAAAGTACTCAATGGTGCCCAACAAACTGAAATTCTAGATATGATTGGTGAATTTAGAACTGAATTTAAGAATAGACCAGGTTGGGAAAAAGGTAGTCCTAAACGTGCAAATAATATTGCTGAATACGAAGCAAAAGAAAAGAAAGCAGGCAAGGCCAATATGCCAGGCCATGTACGTGCAAGTATTAATTGGAATACACTTAAACGTATGAATGGGGACAAGTATTCAATGGGCATTGTTGATGGTATGAAGGTTATTGTTTGCAAAATGAAAGATAACCCATTAGGTTATACAAGTATTGCATATCCAGTTGATGAACTTCGTATTCCTAAATGGTTCCAAGAATTACCATTTGACCATAGTGAAATGGAGACTACAATTATTAATAATAAACTTGAAAATCTTATTGGGGTTCTAGAATGGGATCTAGAATCTACTACACAAAACAATACGTTTGGAAATTTATTCAGTTTTGAATAAATTTGTATTGACTTTTACCGAAAATCTAAATAAAATTATATAAAGGACTATATTATGCAAGACTTACTTAAAGACATTGTTGGACACACTAACAATTTAGGATTTTTAAATACTGTAAAAATTACAGGTGACGAAACAAAAACAACAATCGATTCCATGGCTGACGACCGTTCAGTTATTATGATTGCCGAGACTAGTAATCCATATCCAGATATGATAGGTGTATTCGGAATGCCGCAATTAAACAAATTAAAATTTTTACTTGATTGCCCTGAGTATAAAGAAGGTGCATCTATTGAGGTTGTTAAATCAGACAGGAACGGCGAAGTATTACCAGTAGGATTACATTTTGAAAATTCTACAAAAGATTTTAAAAACGATTATCGTTTTATGAACACTGAAATTATTAACGAAAAACTTAAAACTGTCAAATTTCGTGGTGTTGCGTGGCATGTTGAAGTTGAACCATCTGTTCAATCTATCCAACGTTTTAATTTCCAAGCAAGTGCAAATAACGAACATACAACATTTTTAGCTAAAACTGAAGGTACTAATTTAAAATTTGTATTTGGTGATCAAGCCACGCACGGTGGAGAATTTGTATTTGCAACTGATGTTGTTGGAACATTAAACAAAGCATGGACATGGCCTGTTCCATCAGTATTAAGTATTTTAAAAATTGCAGATGCAAATAATGCTAAGATTAGTTTTAGTAATGAAGGCGCTATGATGATCACATTAGACAGCGGCATTGCTACCTACAAATACATTATTCCAGCAAACGCATGATAAAAGGTTTGATGGGATCTAACGGCATTGCTGTAAATGGTGGAAACACTAGTTTACAGTATGTAAATCAAAATGTATCAAACCCTATGCAGGGAATGATTAGAGTTTGGGGTACAGATATGCAAGCATTCGACGGTACTGGTTGGACAAATATTCAAACCAGTTATGCTACTGTAGAACTTGATACTGAAACAAAAATGTTGTTAGAATGGGCTAAAAAGAAGAAGGTCGAGGAAGAGCTGTTGATGACATTGCCGTCAGACCATCCTTCTGTTAAAGCTGCCAAACAAAACCTAAATAACGCTAAGTTAGAAGTAAAACGATTAGAAGACCAATTAAAAATAACAGAGATATTAGTAAATGAAGAATCCACCAGTTAATTTAACACCCTTACAGAAAGACTATGCTGTCTATTTGCCAGCTATTAGTTCTTTTTACAGCACATATATTGCTAAACAAAGATTAGAAAAGTTTATCGCAGATGATCGTATTCCGGCGGGATTTGACCGTGGCATTGAAGGCATGAACTTTCTAAATCCTGAACAAGGTTATTTTACTTACAAATATGGATTATATTCAGCAGGTCATGCACAACTTGATTTAGAAAAGTCAATGGATCAAGAGTCTATGATACAACAGCGTGATAGATCAAATACTATGATACTCGGTGACTCAGGTGGTTACCAAATTGGTAAAGGTGTTCTTAAGTTTGACTGGTTAAATTTTGAAGGACTAGAAGCCAATAAAACTCGCAAAAAGATTCTAGAATGGTTAGAGTTAACTGCTGATTGGTCTATGATGCTAGACGTTCCTACTTGGGCCTGCGATCATATCCACAGTCCAAAGACAGGTTTAAAAACGTTTGATGATTGTTTAGAAAAAACAAAATTTAATAACAAATATTTCTTAGAAAATCGGTTAGGTCAAACTAAATGGCTTAATGTTTTACAAGGCGGTGATTGGGATACTGCTGAAAAGTGGTATCAAGGTGTAAAAGAATTTAGCGATCCTAAAGGTCCATATGCTGGCAAAGAAGCAGAGGGATGGGCATTTGGTGGTGCTAATATGTGTAAAATGGATATTACTCTTAAACGTATAATGACGTTAAGAGAAGACGGTTTGCTGAAGGGCAAAAACTGGATCCACTTCTTGGGTACAGCGCAACTTGACTGGAGTTGTTACTTAACGTCTATACAAAGACAAATCAGGAAACATATCAATGAAGAAATTACCGTATCTTTTGACTGCGCCTCACCGTTTATCGCAACAGCACACGGACTTGTCTACACAAACGCACAACATACAAATAAAAGGTGGAGTGTTATTATGGACAAAGCCCCAGACAATAAATCCCTTGCAGGTAGCGACATACCATTCCCGTTTGAATCAACAATCGGACGCCGGTTAACAATGAAAGACATTGCCTATTATGATCTAGGCGAAAGAAAGACTGATATCGAATTAGGTACAGACGAAAAAGGTAATCAAATTAAATTTGATCACTTAGATCCAAAACATTATCGTGTAGTTCCTAAACTTAATAAACTAGATAAAATCCCAAATAAAACAAGTTGGGACAGTTTTGCTTATGCATTAATGATGGGACATAATGTAGAATGCCATATTGTTGCTGTACAACGTGCTAATCAATTAATGGATATCGAAATTGCTAAAACTAAAGATAAACTTTCATGGAAACATTGGAAGAAAGTTAAATCAAGTGATATGAGTGATGAGTATTCAGAATGGGTTCCACGCAATATCTTATTCTTTAGTAGTTTTGTTGAAGACTTGTTCAATACCAAAGACAAGGCAGAAGCATTTGAAATAATTGACCAAGCTGGACCGTTCTTGAAATCTTTAGAAGGTGCTCGTTTACAAGGCGGCCCTGCACAAAATAAATTTGGAAGTTTATTTGAACTAGAGACAGTAACTGACGCATCCGAAGTTGATTTGGAAAATCCAGAAGATGAGAAAATGAATAAATTGGCAGAAGATCTAGCTTGACAACTTTAATAAAATTTGCTATAATAAATTATGAAGGACGATGCATTTCGTAGATGGTTACAAAATATTTGGTTTGAAAACCGAGAAGAGTATTCCACAGTTAATCAACAAGGCTATAGTTTAAAAGAATATTTCAATCAAAATAAATATTGGCTTAAAAATCAATACCAATATCAAAAAAAGCAAAATAAAAATGAAACGTGATTACGCAGACGGCGAAACTTCTAATGTAGACTTCTTTAAAGGCATAGAAGTTGAACATACTCCTGCATTTGGAATGAAAACTTTGTTTGTAGTTGGTGTACAAACAATTGACCATATTGGTGTGCGGTTGCACGGTGAAGAACATATCTTCTTTGGTGCTAATCATAGTTTTAATCCCCAAACTCCCGAAGAATGGCGACAGTGGGAAGATATGATTACACACTTTTTAGATAGAGATTATCTGTGTAGTTTAGACATTCCATTAAGTGCTGTTGAAGAATTTAATGACGGCGGCCTAAATGATCGTGATAATTTTATTCCACAAATACGAGTTCCAATTCCATATATTAAATTATGGAATTATAATACTATGATTAAAATCGATGACAAAGATTTTAAAGCAACTAATCCAGGCGTATGGTCCCACAGCCTGCACGATTTAAAAGATCGTAGTAAATTTACAAGCTGGGATCAATATAAAAACGACAAGGTAATTAGATGAATAGTGATTTATCAATGATCTGGGTTACTTTCCGTAAAGAAGGAATCCATATGTACCCTGCCGCGGCAACAGATCCTAAACTTGCCACAGGCGATGAATACGATGTTAGTTTCCTTGGAACACCACATCGTCATATTTTCCATTTTAAAGTTTTTATCCAGGTCTTCCAAGATGACCGAGATATTGAATTTATCCAGTTTAAGCGTTGGCTCGAAAAGTGCTACAGTGATGGCACATTAGAGCTCAACCACAAATCCTG